AGCGGAGCCCCCAAAGATACCGGATACCCCAGGGGCGACGACGCCAAAGGAGAAAGCGGCCAGGGCGATACCGGCCAGAATAGCCAGGGGATTCTTGCCGCCGCTCCTGCCGCCGCCGCCCCGCAGGACAGGGCAGACCGCCACGAAATCCCCAGGGGCGACCATCGCCCCCGCTATCTCATCCCCGGAAAACACGCGCCCATTGATGCTGGCGACATGCTCCATATCATCGGCTATCTTCACGTGCCTATCGAGAAATGCGGCTAAAGTGCAGGGGCCATCGAGGCCTATGCGTTCGATGTCCCTGTCTCTCACATCGAACGGATTTTTTATGATCGCGAGTGTGACGGCCATATGTAGAATCCCTCCAATCTGTGTCGCCATGCGGGGGAATCTACAGATTCGAGCACCACCCCCGTTTTCTCTCTAGTATGTAAAAACTTCCCATCGCAAACATAGACGCCCACATGATTTACAACAGGCGCATTGAATCGGATAGCGGCAACGGCGGGGATGGGGATATCTGGCGGCTCATGCCGCACCCAGCGCGGACGCTCCTCTAGAAAGCCCTCATAAAAGCGCACAAAGTCATAGCAGCACCCCTGATAATCAGGAAGCTCGACCCCATACCGCTTATAGACCTCCCTGACCAGCCCCCAGCAGTCATACGCATCCGGGCCCCGCCCCCCATCCCGGAAAGGGGCCCCGATAAGGTCAGCTACGCGATGCATACATACCGCCCTCCGGTATAGCCGGCTCGCCGCCGAAACGCGCCGAATTGTTACGCGCCTGGCAGGCCGAGAAACTTTTGTCGCATTCTGGCAGGGCGGAGGCCGCCTTGCACTCGGGCCCCTTGTATTGGAATGGGCAGAAATTCTTGAGGAAACGTCGCAGGGGCACACGCCGGAATAAGTCGACCGCCCCTGTGAGCGTGAACGATACCCACTGCTCATCATACGCCGTCGACTGGACGGAGAATTCCTCGTCAAGCTCCGGCGTCGTCAGGTCCAGGTGTTCTGACATGACCACCATGAGACGCACTTGAGCCCCGACGCCGCCGCCCGCCTCCTCGATGTACCCCTCCACGGTCCTGGTCACGTTTGAAACTTTCACCGTGAAATTTGGGATCTCGCCGCTGGCGCTCTGGCGTGGGGGCTCCAGCTCGAAGGGAAAGGCTATCCATGTCTCGCCGTTCCAAACAATATCCTCCGTGTTGCGACATAGCCGCAGGATGAGCCCTGGGGATACCGTTATCTCGACGAGGATGATCCAGGCCCCATCTGACGCAAGCTTATTTTTTTCCAGGATAGCAACGTTAGATAGGTCCAGCATCTCACACCTGCTCCAATGCAAGAGATACGTTCCAGCAGTCCATGACGGTATGCCGCGCTTTTAGGTCGCCCTTAAAACGAACGTAAAAATTTGCGTCCTCTTTTACGTTCGTCCAATGAAACGCAAGAGCCCCCCCATACGTTGCATAATAGAACGCACGAAGGGCGCGGTAATCCGCGCCCCGCATATTCGCCCAGGTGAGGTCCCACGTCCGGCGCATCCGCGTATATCTCGCCCGCGTTTGCACTATGCCGGTCCCGAATTCCGTTGCGATCGCCGGGTCCTCTGTCGTTTCGTCGAGCCCGCTAGGAAGTTGCACGTTAGGCCAGTCCATGATGCCACCTCAATAGCCTCCCGATGATGCCGGGGGCTTCCCGATCAAATGCCTTAGAAAAACTTTCGGGCGGGAGCTCGATATCGGGGAAGGGGTCAGGGGACGGCGGGGGGACACGTATCCGCTTACGATCCCCGATATGCCAATCCTCATACATCCGTATCACCTCCGCCTAAAATTCTGGGTTATCGGCCCGTTCGTTGCCTGGTCACGCAATATCACGCCTACCACCATCTGCCGCATTTGCTCATCGAAGCTCGGTCCGGTCTGCGTTGCCGTGACGGGCTGGCTACTCTCGTTTATAACATTCACGGTCACAGACGGGGCCTCCATGCCTACGCCTGAAGCAACGACGCCCAGCCGCCCGTGACTGTCCCGCTCCAGCGGCATTACGGCCTCCGGCCCGGCCTCGCCCATGAGCCCCGCACCGCTCGCCATGGGGAACACGGTGGGACGATGGACGACGCCGCCTTTCGCGAATGGGACCAACTGCCCCGCATCAATCGCGCCGCCCTTGGCTAGTCCGAATCCAGAGAAGCCAAACATCCACGCGCCTATATCCGCGCCTGCACTAGACCCGCCGCCGCCGCCACCAAGACCGCCAAATAGGCTCATCATTTGATTGAGGATAATCATCTTAAGCGTTGTAAATACTATATCCTCGCCTAGTTTTCGGAGGGTATCGCCGAAATCATCCCCGCGGATCGAGGCATTCAAAAAGCCGTCTATAGCGCCTTCTATGCCCTTGCCCCACATCTCGTTGAAGTCTTTCGTGGTCTGCCTCAATGCGTCAGACAGTTGACGCCCAACGGACACACTTGTAAGCTCGCTTTGTTTTTGGAATGCATCCAGCGCCTCTTGCGCCAGTTTCGCGGCCTTTGGAAAATCCCTAAACTCCGATATAATGCCCGCTAAGGCTGCCTCGTATTCTGCGCTGGATAGTACCCCATTCTCGAATTGCCCGGAAAGAGAATCGAGGAGAGTGCTGAGCTCTGACGCTTTGATGTTCTGAAGTTCTGAAAACCGCGCCCGCCACTTCTCCGTGCCCTGTTCGAGGCCTGCTATCTCTACCTCTAGCAGCCTGGCGTATTCCGTAGCAGATAGGAGCCCCTCCGAAAATTCCCAAGCTAGGACGCTCCATTTTTCGCCGTATTCGCTTTCGGTTATGTTTTGTATTATGTCCTGTACTCGTTTCCATTTTTCCGAAAGCGGATCCAGGCCCTCTAGCATCTTTTCCAGCTCTGGAACGAAATCCCCGCCGTTCTTATCCAGGTACTTTATCTCATCCTGGATCTTTTGCAGGGAGGCAGAAAATGAGCTATCATCGATATTTATCCTCAAATCCTGTAGCTTTTTCCATTCGTCCGATAGCGGCTTCGTCTTTGCCTGCATCTCATCGATCTTCGCGATATAGGCCGCACCGCTTTCGTCGAGGTATCTCATGCGGTCCTGGACGTCCTGCACGAAAAGATCTAGCGCAGACGGGCTAGACTTGCCGCCGCCTGACTTTTTAGCGATTCCGCTGCTTTGTGAAGTGCCTTTTATGCGCCCCGTCGGACCATTGCCGCCACCGCTATTTATCGCGTCCCGTATCGCTTTGGACTGCGTTTGGAGCTCGTGCAGTTTCTCTGCATCCGCCGCAATGGAGGCCGCTATCTCTTCGCGGACCGACATTAGTTTTTCTTGTTCCTGCAAGCCCTTTTCACGTGTCGAGGGATTCATCATCCAACTTTGGTCGGAGTTTAGCTTTGCCAATGCCGCCGTCGTTTGTGCAAAGACTTGCCGCATTTCGACCATCTTAGACGACAACGCGATTATTTGCCCCTGCGCATTTAGTGTGTTTATATTTGCGAACCCTCTTTGGAGATCGTCGACCGCAGTCCTGGCGTCATCGGCCTCAGTCCGCATGGCCGTTGACTTTTCGATGTATTCGCCGACTTTCACGCCCGCGTAAACAATAGCCGCTGCAAGCCCCACAGGCCCCGCCATCGACGTTGCCAAAAGTTTTATAGTCCCCCCTAAAGTCACCGCCGCTTTTATCATGGATCCAAAGGCAACTATAAGTGGGCCTGTAGCAACGACTGCCGCCGTAATTGCTATCGTGGTATCGCTCAACTTAAGGGAAAATCCGCTAAATGCTTCCGATATCTTAGGTAGGTATTCCTCTGCGATCTCGACCAAACGCCGCCCCAGGGGCTCGAAGATCATAGCGGTCTGATTCCCTAAAGTGCTAAAACGCTCGCCTAGCGTCATCGTTTCCCTGGATGTATCCGCTATATCGTTCTTTGCGTTTTGGATCTGCTTGATCAGGTCCTCGACCTCGAATTTGCCCTCGCGTATTGCTACAGCTATATCGACGCCAGCGCGCGCTCCAAATACATCCTTCCCGATATCGACCGCCGCGCCCATCGTGGCAGCCTCTTTTATGGACGCTATTATTATACGCAGCCCCTCCGATGTATCCTTTATGCCCTCTTTATTTAGTGCTATCAAAGCTTTAGAGAGAGAGCTGAGCGCTTGCTGCGAGTTGATCCCGGCCTTGTCGAGGCCAGAAACTAGTGCGATGGATTCATCCAGCCCTAGACCAAGCTCCCGCAAGGCCCCGCCTGCAACTGTAACGCCTTGCGCGATCGCGTCTAATCCAAGCCCGGTCGCCTGCGATGCAACAAATAGCTTATTCATCACAGACACGCCCTGCCCGGCGTTCATGTTCCAGTTATTTAGGAGTTTTCCTAAGCCCGATATCGTTCCGCCCAGGTCCGTTTCCATCATGCGCGATGCGTCTAGAACGGTCGTTGCCAGTTTTTGCAAGGTCTCGCCGGTGGCACCCGTCATCGTATTAAGGTCAGCTATCGCTTTGGCGCTTTCGTTGAAACTTTGGGGGCCGGAAGTTGCTATTGCGCGAAAATCGTCCTGCAGACCTTTCAAGGCCGCGCCAGATGCGCCCGTGCCTATCTTTATCGTTCTAAACGCTTTCTCGATCTTCGTCCCCACACCTAACGCAGTTGTCCCAAGAGCTAGCAAGGGGGCGGTCAGCATCGTTATATCTTTTCCAAGATCTACAGCGTTCTTGCCTAGCTTTTTAAGGTCTTTGCTTATGCTCTTTATTTTCTTCTCAAAAGCGCTAGTATCAGCGCCGATAAAGATATTTAGCTTTCCCGCAAATGCAGCCAATCAGGCCCCCTCCTTTCTTTTACGCCGCGCTTCTTTCCATTCCTCGATCATCTGTTTTTTGCTTAATATTCGTCCGTGTTTCCACACGCCCGCGATATCTTGCGCCGTCACCCTGCGCTTGGTCCACATGTTCATCATGGCCGCCGTATGGACGGCCTGCTCGCTTCGGTCTAGCCAACGCCTGTATTTATCGGCTATTATCATATCGGCCAACTCGCCGTTCGTGATATACCAAAGGTCCTCACGCCGCAAGGCAAGAGGGCCAAGCGCATACAGGAAAAGCTCCTCCCTAGCCCGTATGCGCTCAGCCCTCGTTATTACTCGTTTTTTTCCCCGTCCCCGCTTTCGTCCTCTAAAAGGATATAGCGCCGGAAACTATCCAAAAGCTCTGGCAAGCATTCCATAGCAACGGCTCGCAAGGATGCCTTAGCTTCATCGCATATAATGCCAATCATCTCGGGCGTCATGTTGCGTCTAGTTGCTAGCATCCCCGCCCACACGATAGCACGCAGGTCCGAAAACTTCAACCGCGTCCCCTTTTCGAGACGCTGAATGATTCCGATGATCGAATCGTCCACAGCGTCCTCCAGCGCGCATATCGCGTTTTGGCCGTATTGTATCTCGAAGGTCTCGCCGCCTATGTTTATGGCTCTCATGCGCTTACCGTCCCCTTCGTGATAGGCCCGGTCCCCTGGGCACTTACAGACACCTGGATAGCATCCTCCGTTGCCGCCGAAACATCCCACTGCGTCACATATGCGCTCAGGGTATACTCGGGCGAGCCAGCCCCAGACCCGGCAGGCCGGATATGGAACTTGAGCTCCGTACCCTCCCACTGGGCGGTCTCAATAGCGGTATCAGCGGCGCTATTCGACGTGTCGTACAGGAGCGTAAAAGACATCGTAGCCTCGATCTGCCCCGCCAGGTACTCTTTCCACTCCGTGGAGATCGTGCTGACGTCGATCGTATTTCTATTAGTGGTCATAGTCCAGTCGCGGCAAGCCATAAGCTGAGTAGGGGTGCTGGAAATCTCCACCATTACGACGCTATTCTTGGAAGCCAGCTTAGCCACTGCAATCACTCCATTCTGTCAATGTAAGTCCTGAAAACCAGAACGCCGTGCATCCAGTCCCCATCCCTGAGTATCTGGAAGCTCTCAAAAAAATAATCATGCCCGGCGCTCTCCATAGCCGCCTCAGCCGCCTGTTCGATGTCAATCAACTGCGCCCGGCCCCTGTAGGAGCTCCAAATGTGCAGCCGGACCTCGACCCGACGCTCCTCGTCGCTCATCACCCGGCCTTCAGAATCGAATGTATCCCCGATGACGATATACGGGCCGGGCGTCGCCTCATCGGGCATATAATCAAAAACGCGCTCGCCGCCCAAAAGGGCAACCAGCGCGTCATCACCCGTCAGTCGGGCGTAAACATCTTCATACAGATTTTTGAGCCTCACGACACGCCTCCTCCATTGCTCGCTCAACTTTCTCGAAAACTTGGCCCCCCTTGGCGGCAAGGGCAGGCGCTAAAAAGGGCTGGGCGGCCATCTTGCGCGTCCCGTACTCCACCGCGAAGGCATAGTATTCTTTGGAGCCCGCAGCCTGTTTCCTTGTCTTGCTCTTGCGCGTCCCCGCGTTGCGCGGATAATCGGCCTCTACCTTTGCGGATATGAAACGCTTTTTCGTCGCCGTCACCTTGATAGATGCCTTTAATCGTCCAACGCCAGCGCCCTTGCGCGGCTCCCGCGTCCCCATGGGGGCCCGCGCCCTGGCATCATCCGCCACTACCTCGGCCCCGGACTTGATCGCATCAAAGATCCTATCTTTTAGCGTCCCGTCCTCAAATGCCATTAAACTCTCTATCACTTCCCGCGCGCCCTGTAGGCGGCCATACGCGAAAACGGGCATATCAGCGCGTCTCCGTCACGCAGTCGAAGATGAGCCAATTGGCAACTTGCCGCGTCGTCCGGACTGTTAGCCGCTCGCCGCGCCAGACGGCTATATCGCCCTGTTGCACTTTCACGGCCCCGGCCCTGACTATAACCTCATGCGTCCGAAGATCGCGCATCTGATCGGCGATGATGTTATCCCTTGCCTGCGTTATGTTTACCTGTGCATAAGCCGCCCCGATGAGCGTTTCTGTTTCCGTGTACCCGCCCATCAGGTCCTTGACCTTTTGGAAACGGTAGAATCCCACGCG